GAACCAAGTAACAACGAAAAAAGAAGGAGCGTTAGCAACAAACTTATTTGAAGCTGATGCAAATCAAGGTGCTCAAAATATATCGCAAGAAGATCTTGCGTTGCCTTTCTTAAAAATTTTGGGACAACTATCTCCAGAGGTAAACAAAAGAGATGGTAAATATGTCGAAGGCGCAGAACCTGGACTAATAATCAACACAGTTACAAACGAATTGTATAATGATGTTGATGTAATACCTTGTCACTACAAAAGACAATACATAGAATGGCAAGATAGAGGTACCAGCACTGGTGCACCTGTTGCAATTCACGAGGCAGACAGTGATATAATTAGTCAAACCACAAGAGGTAAAGACTATAAAGATAGATTAGCAAATGGTAACTATCTTGAAAATACTGCAAGCCACTTTGTATTAGTAAGAGGCTCAAACCCACACACAGCATTAATTTCAATGAAATCTACTCAATTAAAAGTTAGTAGAAAATGGAACTCAATGATGATGGGTTTAAAAATGCAAGGTAAAAATGGATTATTTACACCGCCAACATACAGCCACATTTACAATCTAAAAACCGTTCAGATGTCTAATGACAAAGGAACATGGTTTGGTTGGGATGTAAGTAAAGTTGGTCCTGTTGAACAAAAAGATTTGTATGACATGGCTAAAAACTTTGCAACTAGTGTAGGTAAGGGTGAGATCCAAGCAAAACATGGTGGTGAAGAAACTGTAAAAAACGGTTCCGGTAATTACTAATAAAATCCTAGGTAGTGGGCATCAATGCGAGAGTGGAGATGCCCACTTATAAAATATGATTGAGAAGTTTAAAAACATATTTGAAGGATTGGACCGTGCACATGGTGTCACTATCGTAGGTGAATCAAATGGTAATGGCACAAAGATAAAAGGTAAATCATTTGTTAAACGAGAACCTGTTACTGATGAACTGTGGCAGAAACATTTAGATGGTGTAAATAGTCTAGGTGTTATACCAATTAATGATGATAACAAATGTAAGTGGGGTTGTATAGATATTGACTCTTACGCAGGATTTGATCATCAAAAACTTATAAACAAAATTAAACAATTTAAATTACCACTAGTAGTCTGTAGATCAAAATCTGGTGGTGCACATGTATTTTTATTTACAACTGATTACGTGTCAGCAGCTTCGGTACAAGATAAACTAAACGAAATTAGATCTGTATTAGGTTATGGTGGATCAGAAGTTTTTCCTAAACAAAGAGAATTAAAATCGAAAGATGATACAGGAAATTTTCTTAATTTACCATACTTTAATTGTAGTAATACTACCAGGTATGCCTTTCTTGAGAATGGTGAAGCTGCTAGTATAGAAAGTTTTTTTGAATTAATAGAAAGACATAAACAAAATGACATTAGCACAATAGAAGTTAAGAGACCTGAAACACCATACTCTGATGGCCCACCGTGTATAGAACTTATGGTGCAAAACAAAGTTACGGAAGGTGGTAGAAACAACGCTCTATTTCACTATGGTGTATATGCAAAATCTAAATGGCCAGAAAATTGGAAAACAAAACTAATTTTATTTAATGACTCGGCAATGGCACAACCATTATCGGATACAGAAATAAATATAATAACCAAACAACATGAAAAAAAAGACTGGGGCTACAAATGTAATGATCAACCTATGTGTAGTTTGTGTGATAAAAAATTATGCAAAACTAGAAAATTTGGTATAGGGCAAGAAATAACCTTTCCAAATCTTACAGACTTACAGGTCGTGGCATTAGAAGAACCATACTATTACATGAATGTAGATGGTGACAGATTGTACTTAGACTCTGCAAAACATCTAACAAATCAAAGTTTATTTCAAGAAGAATGTGTAAAACAATTAATGCTTAATCCACCAACACTAAAAACAAACGATTGGAAAAAACTTACAAACATGTTGTTAGAAAACGCTGAAGTTACAGAGCCAGCAGAGGGCACTAGCACTAAAGATATATTACGAAATTATTTAGAAGATTATTGTTTAAACAGAATACAAAAAGATAAAATAGATGAGATAAAAACGGGTGGAACATTTACAGATGAGGGCTTTCATTATTTTGTGTTTGATAATTTTTACAATAAATTTTTATTGAGAAATCATTGGAAGATACCTTATCAAAGAACATCACAGATGCTGCGAGATAATTTAAAATGTTTTACCAAACGTGTTACAAAAGCAAAGATATCAGTTTTTGTAGTGCCACAGTTTGATAAAAAAGAAGACAACTACAAAGAAAAAAGTTACATAAAAAAACATAATTACTAATGACACATATAATTTTTGGACCACCAGGCACAGGAAAAACAGAAAAGTTAATAAGAAAAGTAGAAAGTTATATTAAAGAAGATGTTGATCCAGATAAGATAGGATATTTTACATTTAGTAAAAACGCTACAGAAGAAGCTCACAAAAGAATGTTTAAAAACTTTAGTTTAACTTTTAAAGATCTACCTTATTTTAGAACGTTACATTCTTTAGGATTTAAACAGTTAGGGTTTGATAAAACAAAAGTAATGAAGAGCGAACATTACAAAGAAATAGGTAAAACTTGTGGGATAGAAGTTAAATTTGCATCTTGGAATGAAGATGAAGGGGGTATTTTTCATTCTGATTGCCCACACCTATCTTTAATAGAACTTGCAAGATCAAAAAATATTTCAATCGAAGAACAATATAATAAGAACGAACACAGTGAAGATTTAGATAAGACAGATGTTTTTAGATTTGCAAAGGAGATAAATAATTTTAAAAGAGATCGACCAGGCATGGTTGATTTTACAGACATGATAAATAAATTAGTAGAAACAAAAAATTTTCCTAAATTAAAAGTTGCCTTTGTTGATGAAGCACAAGATTTATCTTTAATGCAATGGAAACTTGTTGAGGGTATAAAAAATAATTCCGAGATGTTGTATGTTGCGGGTGATGATGATCAATGCATATATAAATGGAGAGGAGCAAACGTAGAAAGTTTTTTAAATTTAGAAGGTAGTAAAGAAATACTTACAAAATCTTATAGAGTTCCTAAAGAAGTGTTTAATGTTGCTGATAAAATTATAAACAGAATACCTAAAAACAAAAGAGTTCAAAAGACATGGATGCCTACAAAACAAAAAGGTTTAGTAGATTACTATGATGACATATCACAACTAAAATTTTCAACTGGAGAATGGTTAATATTAGGTAGAGATAGATGGAAGTTAGACGAATTTGAACAACACTTTCAAGATAATAATATATTTTATGAAAGATCTAAAAAACACAACCCTTTAAAAGATAAATTTGAGGTCATAGATTTATATGAAAACAAATTAAAACAAGGCCAATACTTGGCTTATGATGAGTGTCATAGCATAAAAAAGAAAATGTTAAATAAACATTGGACTAATAAAATGTTTAAGGCGATGGTTCCAAACAAAATGTACAATATAGATATGCTTAAAAAAGATTTTGGTTTAAATACCGATGAACGTTGGCAAGTAGCTTTGTCAAGAATAGGCGAAAACGATACAATTAAAATAGAAGATTTATTAAAAAAGGGAGAAAGTTTAATAAAAGGTGCAAGAATAAAATTAGCAACGATACATGGTGTTAAAGGTAATGAAAAACAAAACGTTGTATTACCTTTGTGTTTATCAAAATCTTCTTTAGAGGCTTATGAAAAAGATGCTACAGATGAACATCGTTTAATGTATGTGGGAGCCACAAGATCTAAAGAATCGTTACACATAATATATCCAAAAAAAGGAGGTTATCAAATATGAGTAAAGTATGGGACAAACAACACGGAGGATCACATTATCAAAAATATAAAATTCAACCAAGCAAGTTTGTAGTTGAGAATGAGTTGTTATATCCTGAAGGTTGTGCTATAAAATATATAATAAGACATCGTGACAAGGGAAAGAAACAGGATTTATTGAAAGCAATACATTTTATAGAAATGATTATGGAAAGAGATTATAGTGAAACCGATATTTAAACCACAGACAGAGTGGTTACCACCACAGGACTTTCCTGATCTATCAGATTACAGTGAGATAGCAATTGACCTGGAGACAAAAGACCCAGACCTAAAAACTATTGGATCTGGATCTGTCGTAGGTC